ATAATGGACCAGCATACTGTCATTCATTAAATGAAATCACAGAGACTGCTGAAGCACATAAAGGAACAGTAGAGTTTGATATAACAGAAGATAAAATTGTAGATCTAATTACAGATAGAAACATAGTTGCTATATGGCAGGGCAAAAGTGAAAACGGTCCAAGAGCCTTAGGTAATAGAAGTTTCTTATATGACCCAACTGATCCTGACGGTAAAGATCACGTAAACAGAGTAAAACGTAGAGAATATTTTAGACCATTTGCAGGTACAATTCTTGAGGAAGATGTACATGAATGGTTTGATTTACGTGGCATGGATTCATCACCAACAATGATGTATGCAGTAAATTGCCAACCCGGAATTGAGGAGAAGATTCCTTGTATTATTCACGTTGACGGAACTTGTAGAATTCAGACTGTAAACAAAGAACAGAACGAAAACTACTATAATTTAATTAAAAAGTTCAAAGAAAAAACAGGTGTGCCTATTGTGTTTAATACAAGTTTTAACTTAGGCGGTGACCCTTTAGTTGAAACATTAGATAATGCTGTACATACCCTTGCAAAAAGTGACGTAGAATACCTATATTTGCCTGAATACAACGCCTTAATTACAGTAAAAAACTAAATCCTCAAATACGATAAATACATTAAAGAGGACTATAATGTTTGATATCACGAAGTTTTTTGGCAAAGGATTAAAGAATACTGTAATGCTCAAAAATGGAGCAAATCTCAGTTATCACGGCCCGTGGAAAAAAATTACAGAAGATACACTGCTTGACAGATGGCTTGTTGGTGATTTTTGTGCGGCAGAATATACTATTGTTGCAGATTTAAGTACTTTTCAAAAAGAAATTGTAAAATGTTTAGTAGTAGCAGGACCAAGTACTGCTGAACTTACAGTATATGGCCGTAGTAATTTAGGTAATGAAATTATTTCACTGTCAGCAACAGTAAATGACAGTTATGTAAATGTTATTGTTAATGCTAAACCATTAGACGACTCAGCACCAGGTAGAGGTGCAAAATGTGTGTTTAGTGCAAACTATTATCAAACACAAAACTTCTTGGTACCAGCATAATGGGGCAGATAAATATGCGTAATTGGAGTGTAAGATGGCAGTAACATATAACCCTTTTGAAGCAGAATACGGTTTTAAAAGTCCAGGTTTCTCTGTCGATACCGAAGGCAATGTAACTTTAAAAAGTATCACCTATACAGTAACAGAGGAAGATACTATTGAAGGTAGATTCTATATGAATCAAGTAGGCACAGGACAAAGTGCTGTGTTTACACAAGATGGAGTTTTCGATGAAGGTTCAACAGTATTAACAGAAAATCCTCCAATAACACTAACACGTGGTACAACACATACATTTAATTTAAATAATTTTACATTTTTAACTTTTAATATTTTCCAAGTAGATCCAAATGGTAATAGTGCTATTATTATTAATGGGACTCCTGTTGTATATTACAATGAAGGCTTATCACACAAAGCAAGTGATACAGCAACAGATTCGGTCACAGGATTGTCTGCACAAAGTAAAAATTCAGGTGTACTGACATTTGATGTTCCTGCGTTAGCACCAACAACATTATATTATGCTACTGGTGATGGCAGTGTATATGGAACAATTACAACACAAGATCCAACTGTTACAGGTATTGGATCGTTTACAAGTTTAACAGCAATTGAAGACGTAACATTTAATGGACAAGATGCAGAAATAAACATTGTACCGCAAGGTGCATATGGTACTGTAACAATTAATCCAGCAGGACAAGGTACATTAAGCAATATGTATGTAAATGCATTGACACTTACTGCTACGTCAACTACAACAATTAATCCAGCAGACTTTAATGTATCTGTACAACCGTCAGGAACAGGTGTTTTGACACTTTCTTCTGGTGCTGAAGGCACAATTAACAATATGTCTATAGGACAAACTACTGCAAGGGACGGATCATTCTTGGCCCTAAATGCAGAAAATGGGTTAAATAATACTGTCATAGGTAACGAAACTCCAGAGGAGGCTACATTTACCCAGGCAACAGGAACCGCGGCACCAACAGTAGGTACACACTTGGCTAATAAGAGTTATGTAGACAGTACTGCAACTGCGTTGAGTATTGCGTTAGGAGTATAGAGTTAGATGGCTAAGAAGAAAATTAATGATTATATTTTCCATACAGGAATACCGTACTCGGAAAATAGATATCCTAATGCGTACTGGTTAATTCAAAATAACGTTGAATTTATTAAAGACGAAGTTAGAGCATACATTAATTCAGAAATTGCAATAGCGGCTCAGTACAATGTAACTGGCGCTACTTATACACCTACAGACCATACGATGGTTTTAACTATTGGTACTCACGCACTTACAGTAGGCTCTTTTATTAAACTTGCAACAGATAGTCTTACATTTACACCTGCACTTACAATTGACTACACTGATATTTTCCTTGTAAAAGCAATAACGGCAGACTCTATTACAATTGATGTACCAACATCAGACGTAACAGCAAGAACGTTTAGCAGTGCAAATGCAAATGCTGTAATTAATGTGTTCTATAATTACACAAATGATAGCAATGATAAATGTGAAAGAGATATGGGTTACAATCTTATTGGTGGTGATATTCGTAATCCAGTTCAAGATCAACCAGGTGGTTTATTATATGACTTACGTTATGGTGGTAATGAACAAGCACGTTATCTTGCATCAACATATTGGGATGGCGCACTACCACAAATTGATGGTGATAGAAATCCAGAAAGAGCGGCTAAAGAATTTTGTGCATGGCTGATTAAAACTTACATTTTAGATAATGTTGCATACACAACAAAACAATCACCTGCAGAAACAACACAAACAATTAATACAGAATATGTTGCAGAAACAGAGGCTGATGCAGTAGTAGATAAAGTATTAACTGAAACAATAGGTGAAGTAATTTACTTTGGTACACCTAATATGCCTGCATTTGAAAATGCAAAAATTAGTAGAGTACTATTTCCATCAAAAGTAAAACAAGAAAACCTACTTTTAATTACAGATACTACAAACAATGTTGTATTGTTCAACTTCAGTGATCCAACTACTGGTGCTGAAACAAAATACACTGAAGAATCGATAGAATTTACACCAACATACGAATACTTTCAAAAGTTTTTAGAAAACACAGATAATATTACACAGGTTTTATTTGATAAGACCACTGAGAATGAAGAGTTTCTTAAAAACGCAAGAAACCTTTTAACACAAAACAAAGAATTTATTAAGGACGAAGTACGTGCCTGGATTGCAGATCAAGTTGCTAATGCAGGGTCTGGTTCAATTTGGTCAGGTTATACTTATAATGCCGCCAAGTGTGAAAGAGATACAGGCTTTAATATTGATGCAATCATTAAAGATATGCAGTATGGCGGAAATGATAATGTAAGATCGACTGCGGCAAAATATTGGAAAGGTCCTACACCACAAATTGATGGTTCAAGAGAACAAGAAATTGCGGCTAAAAACTTTATGCGTGATTTAGTTAATAATTATATTTTAACTAAAGCAGTATATCCTACTAAACAAGGCGGCTCACCAGAAACTACACAATACTTTTTAGGTGGCACTGCTGAATTAGGAGGCGATACAAGAGTTACAGAACTTGTTGCAATTTTAACAACTGTAATTAAAGAAGGATTAAGCAAATTACCTCCGTTAGATAAACCACAAATTTTCCATGATACAGACAAGTTACAGATTTTTGTTGATCAAGGTGATTTAAAAGTTAGACCATATGACTTTGGTACTGATGCAATTGAAAGACAAAGAGTTGCAAACAGTTTATCAATGCTTGACGCTGACTTTGAGTATGGTCTACAGCCTACTAAATGGCAGGCTATTGGTACAATGCGTGGTTATCCTTCAACTTATGAAGTGCCAGGAACAGACACATCAGTATTAAGTGTTGTAACAGATGCATCAACAGGCAGTCAAGGAGTTGGTCAATCATTAATTACTGTAACATCAGTTGGACCACATGGCTTTGAAGCAGGTAAGCCTATTACTATTAGAGGTTTAGATGGTTCTGTTGCAGGAAATGGTCGTGCTGAAGGTACATTTATTGTTAACACAGTTCCTACTACAACAACTTTTACCTACTATGCAAAAGCAAAAGTAGGAACAAGTGCAGGAACAACACTACACACTTTCTATACAATACTTAGAGGTGCAGATTTTTATACTGGTGCAACAATCCAGGGTGATACACCGAGTTTTGAAGTAACTACACAAGGTTCAAACGGATCGTTTAGTTTGGCACTTGGCGCATTAAGTGGAGAAAATAGATTAACAACACAGCAGTCTCCACCAAACTTAGGTGCACCATTACAAACAGCAGGTGGCGAAATTCCTTTAGGTTCGCAGGTTACTGGTACAGTTGGAACAGGTGGAATCACAACAACTCCTGTCACAACAGCAGACACACCACAAGGTTCATTTACAATCGATGTACAAGATGCATCAGCAGTTACAGTTGGTACTGGTCTTGATAGAGGTGATGGATTCGCGGCATTTGTTACACAGGTTTCAGGTAATACTTTAACATTAAGTGAAGCAACTACAAGAGTGCTTGTAGGTAATACTGTAACTTATACAGGAGTAACAGGAACAAATGACAACTCAATTGGTAACGGAGCATCATTTGATGTTGTAAGAACAAACGGAGTTTACAATACTACACTAAACAGTGGCGGGCAAGATTATCAAGTTGGAGATAATATTCTTATAGACGGTGGACAAGTAGGAGGTGCTTCAGGCACTAACGATATTAGAATTTTAGTTGACACTGTCGACACTGGTGGTGAAATACTTACATTTACTGAAACTGGTGTTGGTTTTGATGGTAATGGTACATTCTTTGATAGAACTGGTACGCTTCAAGGTGGTATTGGTACTACACCGGTATTTGATGTCACATATACAAATAATGTTTACTCAGTTTCAGTAGCATCTCCAGATACATCAGGAGGATATGTTGTAGGTGATCAAATTAAGATTGATGGTTTTGAATTAGGCGGACAAAGTGTAACTAATGATGTTATTATTAAGGTTGAAGCAGTTGGTACAGGCGGAGGTATTACTACTGTAAGTGCCACTGGTACAGCCGTAGATGCTGATGTAACTTATTCTTCTCCAAGTTATACAACAACTACTGTAAGTGGTGTTGATGCAGACTTTAACATTCAAAGAATTGGAACTGCATATACTGTGTTTATTACTAATGCAGGAACAGGATATTTAGCAGGAGAATCATTTACTATACTTGGCAGTGCATTAGGTGGCGTTGACGGAGTAAACAATTTAACAATCACTATTGCTACTGTGGACACAGGTGGTGAAATACTAACAGTGAATACAAGTGGTACAGCAGTAAACACAAAAACTTATGGATATGTTACAACAGGATCTAATTACATTGGTAGTGGTGCTGAATTCCAAGTAGATTTAGCCTCAGGCGCATACACAGTGACAGTACAAAGTGCAGGTAGTCAGTATGGTGTTGATCAAGAAATTGTGATCCAAGGTACAGAAATGAGTGGAACAAGTCCTGCTAACGACATTACAATTACAATTACAAGTGTAAATGCTTCAGATGGCGGAATATCGGGTATTAGTTTTACAGGTACAGGTGCTACAGGTAGCGGAAATTATACAGCAGTTATTGGTAATAATGATCCAAACTCAGGTGCAGATGCTGTATTTGATGTAACCAGAACCGGAGGCGCATACAGTTTAGTTGTTGCAACTAACGACGGTGCAGGATACAAAGTTGGTGATAGAATTATTATTCCAGGAGATCAACTCGGCGGTGCAACACCTACAAACGACTTAACGTTACGTTGTACAGTTGAATCAACTGAAGGTGATTTTGTTGGTATTGATGTAACTGGTACAGCAGTGTCAGGTGATGTATTAGATCTTTACAGTTCTGTAACAATGTCAGAACAAACAACAGGACAAATTAATCAAAGTACAGTAATAACTTACAGTGCGTTAGCAAGTATTAGAGTAACATTTGCAACACCACATGGTCTTGTGCCAGGTGATGCTTTTGCTGTTACTATTTCATCAGACGACGGTGCTAATAATCACGCACTTGCGGCAGGACCATTTAGTGCTACTGCGGTTCCTTCAAATGTACAACTTGAGTATCAGTGTAGATCTCCAGGATTCCTTGATACAACATCAGATCAGCAAATTACTGGTAACGTGTATCCAAGACCAGATTCGTTCTTTATTCACAGACCATATGATGGAGGTGTGCAGTTAGGAACAGGAGGTCCACAACATGGATCACAAGCAATTAGACAGAGTAAAAAATATATTAGATACCAATCAGGTAAAGGTATCATGTACACAACTGGTGCCTTGTTTGCGCCAAGTTATAACATTTTAAATATTACAGCAGATGCTACTTCAATAGGTTCAACTATTACTGTAACTACTGACGAAACAGAACACGGATTACAAGTTGGTGGAGGTATTAGAATTATCGGAGTAGACACAGTTGGTTATAATGGAAACTATACTGTATCAGCAGTAAATGATGAAAACGAATTTGAAATAATTGCAATTTCGGCATTAGGAAGCACTACACCAGAATTAAGTTCAGAGTGTCAAGTATCATTAAGAACATTCCACGGTGCAACTGTACGTTCAGGAGCATTTGATGATCAGAATGGTATTTTCTTTGAATACGATGGAACACAATTTAGTGCTGTACAAAGAACTGCAACATTACAGTTAGCAGGTGTTGTTGATGTTGATGTTGACTCAAACACTGTCACAGGTACAGGTACAAGATTTAGAGAACAGTTAAAAGCAGGTGATAGAATTGTATTGAAAGGTATGACACACGTTGTAACACAGGTTGATAGCAATACTACAATGTATCTTGCACCTGACTTCCGTGGTGTAACAGATGTACGTGCAAGTAAACTATGTTTAATTAGAGATAAAAAGACCGAACAAGAAGATTTCAACTTAGATAGAATGGATGGCACTGGTCCAAGTGGATATAACTTAGATATCAGTAAGATGCAGATGGTTGGGATACAGTATTCATGGTATGGTGCTGGTTTTATTGACTATATGCTCAGAGGTGCTGATGGTAACTTTGTATTCTGTCACAGAATGCGTAACTCAAACATTAACACAGAAGCATTTATGAGAACAGGTAATATGCCTGTGCGTTATGAAATTACAAACGAAGGTCCAAACGGCAAACTTGCAGAAGATATTTCAGACTCATCAACAGTTATACCGTTACAAGATGCTTCTTTCTTCCCACCAGAAGGTGGTACAGTATATATTGATGCTGAAATGATACGTTTCACAGGGATCGATGGTAAAAATTTAATTGGCTTGACAAGATCAAGTTCTATGACAAACTTTGCCGCAGGTGCTACAAGAACTTACACTGGAGGTCCAGCGGCGGCACATACAAGAAACACAGGGGTAGTATTGGTTAGTAACACTGCTTCACCTAACATATCACACTGGGGTTCAGCGTTTATTACAGACGGCGGATTTGATTCAGATCGTGGATATCTTTTCAGTTACAAATCCACAGGTACAAATGTAACTACTACGAGAAACACATCATTCCTACTACGACTTGCACCGTCAGTATCCAATGCACTTGTTGGTGACTTAGGTGAACGTGAACTTTTAAACAGAGCACAGTTACTACTTGAAGGTCTTGAGATTACTACTGATCCACCTGCATCAAGTGATACAGGAGGTATTATTGTTGAAGGAATTCTAAATCCTCAAAACTATCCAGCCAACCCAGATGATATTGGTTGGCAGGGACTGTCCGGCCTTGCACAAGGTGGCCAACCAAGTTTTGCACAGATTGCCCCGGGCGGATCTGTTAACTGGAACTCAGGTGCTGTTGCAACTACGTCGCAAGTAACTACTCAAGCGCCTATTACTGCAAACATCATTGCAAAAGATAGAGGTTATAGAGGTGGTAATAGTTATTGGGACAACGGTTTAACAAGTGGTAGAAATAGATTCTTTGTACTTGACAGTTTCTATCAATCAAATCAAGCACTATTTGAAACCGGTGTTGAAGTACAAAGTCAATCAGGAAATTATTTTCCATCAGGTACTACAATAACTTCAGTATCAAGTTACACATGGAGCACAAATGGTTTAGGTAATGTAAGACACGTCTTTACTTCTTCTTCTCCTACTTCAAACGTAACAGGGGATGTTCCATTAGTGTTTACAAAAACATTTAAAGGTGCACCTACTAACAACATCTACTTCGAAAAATCAGATTATGATAGTGCTGGTGTTGTACAAGGTACTACTGTTAGTGATTCAAGATTCCCTGCAGGAACACAGGTTTCTACAGTATCATTAAAAACTTATGGTTCTACAGAATATTATGATGTTACATTTAACCAGGCATCAGATGCAACTGCAATTACGGCTGGTACTACAGACATAGAATTTGAGTTTGTGCAACCTCCATATGCACAACCAGGTGAAACTATCTTCTCATTTATTGCACAACCAGGTGAAAGATCAACATTGGATCTTGCATTCATTAAAGAATTAACAAATACTACATTAGGTGGTAGAGGTACTTTCCCGAATGGTCCAGACGTATTAGCAATTAACGTTTATAAAACGTCAGGTGCGGCAATTACAGCCAATCTTGTTCTACGTTGGTCGGAAGCACAGGCTTAATCTAAAGTCGGCGGGGGATTTTGTTTCTTTAAAACTTCTTTTTGACTGTCACCAGGAATAATTCTGTAATTATCCTCAACAGAATCAGGTGTACTTACTTCACTAATAGAACTTCCGTCCTCAAGTGCAATAAGTTGGTGTGGTTGTAGTGGTGGATTGTGCCAAGTATCACCTGGCTTTAATTCTTTAGAGTATAAAACTGCATCTTTAGTGTCAATCCATTTACATTCAAAGCGTCCTGAGTTGACAAACCATGTTTCGTCCTTTTCTCTGTGAAAATGCATGGAAAATTTGTTACCTGCTTTTTCAAATACCATAATCTTACCACAGTATTTGTCGTTAGTTGCCCAGATTAGTTCATAACCCCAACCTTTTTCAACTTTACCATCAAGACGACTCATTCTTTACTCCATTTATCCTTGAATTTTTTATATGCACCTCTAAACTTGCTTTGGAATATCATATTACTGACAAAACTTGCTTCATATTTCTCTTTATCTTCATCTTGTACAGTAGTTTCCAACTCTGTAAGCCTAATTGGCACATACATTGCTAAAGGAGTACCTTTTTCTATCAAAAATTCTCCTTCTTTTTTAATTAGTAGTTGTTGATTGATCTGATGACTCCATTCGGTATGTGTTATACCGGGCATACACTCAAAATTTTCATTAAAATCATAAAACATTGGCAGTTGCATCATTGCCCAGCCTGGACTGGTACGCACTCTCCATGGACAATCAGTTTTTGCAACACATAGATACTTGTCTTTTGCATTACTTGGTATGTAATCTTTAAATTGATTGTCATAATGCAAACTCATTGTGAAATCTTTATTACTTGAATGCCATGCAAAGTCTTTTTTATCAACTTTAAGGTGGAAATCACACCACATAGTAATTACATATGCGTTTTTAAAATAATCTACAAAGCCAGGACAATTTTTTAGTGTACCTTTGTCCATAAAATTATCAGGTTCGAGAAATTTTGGCATATTCTTGAACCAAGGCGGTATAAATTTAGTAGCAGACTGCACTGGTTCTACTTTTGCAAGTCCAGGTACTACACTCCACCATTCAACTTTACAGTTATTTTTGCTCATAGATCCAATCTTGTACTCTAATGTATTGATGTGGACAAACTTTTGATAATTTTTCCATATCAGCACAGGTATATTCTTGATATTGACCTTTAAGTTTTTCAGGCATGGGTATTTCTTTCACTACTGCATCATATTTCTTTGCTATGACGTTTGCAATTTCTTTAAAAGATGTAGTACCACCAGTACCAAGGTTAAAAATACCACTTGTATCTGTTTCTAACATTTTTTCATGTACTAAACAAATGTCTTGTACACTAATAAAGTCACGTAGATAGTTTTCACTACCAACAAATAATTTAATTTCACCTTCTTTGGCTTGTTTAGTAAATTTTGTAACTGGACTCGCTTGTTCACCTTTATGATCTTCATGATTACCATAAACATTGAAATATCGAAAGCCTTGTATGTTAATCATAAAATCATTTAGGTGATTTCCAACAAATCTATCAACCATATACTTGGACCAAGCATAGGCACTTTGTGGATAACACTTACTATTTTCTCTAAATCCATCTTCACCAGGACCATACACACTTGCACTACTTGAATACTGTAAAGAAGTCCCCATCATATCACATAATTCAATAAGTTTCATAGTAAATTCGTAATTTTGTTTCAATACTTTTTCAACATCACGTTCGGTTGTACTTGAAATAGCACCGCAATGAATTACACGATCATATTTTGCTGGATCAGGCCATGAATTTTCGATATATTCCCAACCCTCAACTTCATGTCCTTTATGCTTGAGATATGATGCAAGGTTCTTTCCTATAAATCCTTCATGTCCTGTAATTAATATTTTCATAGTTCGTTTATTACCTGATCAAATAGTTCTTCACCTAATATATGATACAATGATATAACCACAAATATAAACCACAATAACCAAAACACATAATAGCCTAACTTTGTCCAACCTAAACCTAATACCTTATATACTTTTTTCATAGGCAAATACTTTTCAAGTAATGTAGTAATATCCCATACAAATTTAAGCATAAAAATCCACATTAATGCTCTAAGGTATTTGTTCTTTATGTCAGACACTTTAAAGTTTTCTTGTGCTTCTTTTACCTTTTTATCGTGTGCTTTATATCTTTCCCAAAGTTTTTTCATTTCATCTTCTCAATTATTTTTGTAGTTGAATGTCCTTGCACAGTTGGAAAAATTTCCACAGGAAAATCCTCATGACCAACAACAGTTTCGATAGTATAGTCACCACCTTTTACAATTAGATCGGGGTTACATTTGTTAATTGCATTTCTCGGAGTATCGTCATTAAAAACAATAACTTCGTCGACCCAAGGTAATAATTCTAAATTTGTTTTTCTTTGATTTACGTCATTGATAGGACGATTTTCACCTTTTAGTCTTTTAGTGCTATCATCACTGTTAATGCCAACTACTAATTTTTCACCCCTTGACTTACAAAATTGTAAAAGTTTCAAATGTCCTTCATGTAGTATATCAAATACACCGTTGGTCCATACAGTTTTAGGTTTTAGATCATTTTTAGTTACAGTCACTACACCTCTTTTTTCTACTATTCTTGCCGCGGCGTAACAAGCCATCTTACAACTTTCAAATACACTAAAACCTTGATCTATTCCATAGGCAATAACGGCTAATACAGTATCACCTGCACCAGTTACATCAGCAACTTCTTTCACTGGTTCCATAAAATGTTCATAATCACCATCTTTATGTATTGCATGAATACCATTAGCACCATCTGTAACTACTAACCATTCCCAATTATATTTTTTACATTTTGTAAGGGCATCGTCTTTCTTAAATTTGCCAAACCATTCAATATATTCTTTCATATTAGGTTTAACTAAGAATGCTCCTCGGTACATTTCTGGACCTTGTTTAGGATCGACTAATACTTTTGCACCTTTGTCTAATATACTTCTTACAGTGAAAGATCTAATTACACCTTTTGCATAATCACTTACACAAACTAAATCATCTTTTTTAACACATTCAATAATTCTATCAGTTGGTTCACTACCAATGTAATCATGTTCTCTGTCCCAACGTAGAATATGCTGTCCACCTTGTCCAACTAAACGTGTTTTTGTTGTAGTAACAGCATGATCAGTTGCAATATTACAGTACACATCTGTAATTTTAAATAATTCTAATAACTTGAAACCTTCTTTATCTTTGGCAAGTGTGCCATATAGTTCTACACCACCATTTAACGAATCTATGTTCATTGCAAGGTTGCCTGCACCACCTACACTGTATTTTTGTGATGCTTCTTTTAGTACAGGTATTGGAGCCTCTGGAGACATTCTATCGGCAGTACCGATAATCCAACGGTCCAACATAATGTCACCTATGACTTTGATCATTTTACTTCTCTAATAAATCTACGACTTCAAATACTGTTTTTAATTTTGTGATATTAGTCTTGTTTTGCAGAGTATTACGTAAACCTTGGTGTAATGGTTTAGGCCATTTACTAAAACTTGCCCAAGCATAACCGTCGTGTTCATCATTTAGTTTAGGAATAAATTCTTGCTTTACAACAAGTAGATATGTGTGAAAATTAAATTTTTCGTCAGTGCTTACAAATGTTTCTAATGGAATAGTTTTGATTGCTTCTGCAACATCACCAATTTCTTCTTTGATTTCTCTTTGCAAAGCCTTAATTGGAGTTTCATTAGTGGTGCTTCTGCCACCAACTAACCCCCAAACGTTGTTTTGCTTACTTTGGGTCCTATGTAAAAATAAAAATCTTTTTGTGTTTAATGCATAAAACAGTGCACCGCTACACGTAATCTTCTGGCTCATATATATAATTATTTAAAATGCTATGCGCCAAGTTCCGTTTCGATATTCGCCTTCAAATGATAGTATCCATTCACTACCATTCCATTTGTATTGTACACCTGTTTTTAAATTGGTTTGATATGCAGTTTCTGAAGTCTTTGTACTTGAGTCCCAAATAACTTTCCAGTCATTTCCGTCCCATTCAATTATATCATTTGCACCTGCAACTAAATCGCCTGCCGCACCTTTCCAAGCATCAGCACCGTCGCTGTTATCAGTATCTCCAATATCTTTAAGTAATAGTATTCTTACACCTGTTGTTTTAATTGAAGTAGGATTAAAGTTAGTAGGGTCTATAATATAATCTATTTTATTTTTACTTGCAACTGCACTTGTTATAATTGTATCACTTGGAATACTGTCTTGGTCCCAAGTTACAGTAAGTTTAGTTTCGTCTAATGGATTAATAGCAACTGATCCGTTAATACTCGATGTTAAATCATTTCTTTGTAATTGTAACTGACTTAGACCTGATCTAAATTCTCCAGGTATTGCTTCAATGTATTGGTTCCAGTTTGTATTACCTACAACACCTTTACGTATTAGTTGTGCTTCGTTACCCATTACAAGTAAATCAAAGTTTTGATATGCAGTTACTTGTACACCACCTGTATCTTTTTTGACTGCTGGTCCATCTTTGTCAGTTTGTCTAACAGTATCACTATCGTCATAACGTTTAAGTTCAGGCATTGCTTCGCCTAAATCAATAGTGCCTTTAGTTTCATTGAATATACTCATTATAATACTTGTAATGACGCCAAGTTTTTTAACTTTTGCAGGAGGTGAAATGTATATAGGTGTTCTAAACCCTAAAGTAGCAATATCTATTTCGCTTTCAGTTCCTACAGGAATACTTCTACTACTAAAATTAACATTTTCTATTTCAACAACACTTAAACTGGTCCAGTCAACATAGTTGTCAGTGGTTTGTATTTCTAAACTTGGATTAAACAGCATTAATATCTGTTCCATAATTTGTAATTTTTGATCTGTATTAGTTGACCAAATATCTGCACTTACTTGTAGTGTGTATGGTGTAGGCATTAAACGTTCAACTGTAACATTTTTACCTTGAGTGTTTAAATATTCTTCACCGTTAGCATCATAGGCTCTTTCACGTAAATGAACTTTACCTGTGTAAGTAGCATCTGCAAGTCTATCACGATCTAATTCTAAACCAGTCATGTAAATGGAAATACGTGGAGCAGATGGAATTTTATTTTCACTGTTGTCACGCAAAATATGTCCAACTTGCCTTGTAATATCACCATACATTACAGGCACTTGTACTAAATTACCTTTACCATCTTTATAAGAAAAATTACTCATCAGTCTAATCAACTGAGTAATGTATCTTCTTATCTGTCCATCGTAAAAATGTTGCATTAATTATCTGCCTTTGGTTTAAGTGCATCTTTAAGACTTTGTCTTTCTTTAACAACTTCACCACCAATAGTAGTTTGTTTAGTATTATTAATAAAGTCTGTTTTGTATGTATTTCTGTTATCAGTATTTGTAAGAGTCATTCTTACACCATCTTCCATCTTGACCCAACGTTGTCCGTCGTATCTAAATAATCTGTTAGGCATAAAATCTGTCCTTAGGAAATAATCCCCTTTAGTTTGTGTTAATGGGAAAGACGCTCCAAATCCAAATTCTTCTCCGTTTGGTGGAATACCGTCACCAAGTAAGTAACCTTGATATCCTTCTCTGTCAGGAGTTTCATTAACTCTACTTGCATCTAATTGACCACTGTTTATACTTGCATCAATAGTAGTTTCGTCAGCAGTTACAAGTTCTGGATTACCTTCTGCATCTGTTTGTAGTGTGTAAAGATGTGTAGTATCGTAACCTGACTTAGGTGCATCTGCTTCTGCTTGTTGTATAACAGCATTATTAATTTGCATTTCCTTTTCATATGTAGATAGTACATCACGTAATGATTGTGAACTACCTTCTTCTGCTGGAAGATCAAGTATTTCTTTAAATTCTTGTGAGTCAACAATTTGTTTTAGTTTGACTCTATATAAATGTGGATACCAAGTTTGTGTAAATCCTTCTGCGGCTCTGTTTACATCTTCTACAACATAAAAACGTTTTAGTGCAACCTTAAAATCATTAAGAGCGTGTTCGTCTTTTAAATGCGGAAGTTCAAATACATCACCTGGCATAATTTTTCTACCAAGAGTTTTTACACTGTAATTAATAGGTATAGTCATAAACAGTGTATCATTTGTTAAGAACAAACCAAATTGACTCATATCAAAGTCAACATCTTGCACATTGTAAATACCGCGAATTACGTAAATGTTAGGATCATACTTTCTATCCCTATTTTCAAGGAATAGCATATCCTGTATATTAGTTTCTTTTACTGCATCATATCGAGGTGCTGTAGGTGTAGCATCTTCTTCATCAGGATTTGAAGGTCCTAAGTATTTGTGTACAAAGACGTCTGTTCCCCCTACTGTAAACATCTCTGTTACAGTCTTATCAAGGAACTCGTAATCTTTGCCTTTTTCCGGCTTGTATAAACTCAATCTTGGCATAACATTAGTATTTATCGATCGCATAAATACAAGTGGAGACCTTGATTATATGGCTATAAACACTACACAAAAACAGGAAGTATTTGATTATGTAGAGGCTATGCTCGGCGGCGGAATGATCGACGTTGAGTTAGATCCTAAGCATTATGAAATATCATTAAGATCAGCATTAGACAAATTCCGTCAAAGAAGTGATAATTCTGTTGAAGAATCTTATATGTTCTTAACAACAGTAATTGATCAGAATGATTATATACTTCCAGAAGAAGTAGTTGAAGTACGTAAAATATTCCGTAGATCAATTGGCTCAAGAACAGGTGGCGGAGACGGTGGCACACTGTTTGAACCCTTCAACCTTGCATACACAAACACGTATTTGTTAAGTTCATCTAACATGGGCGGTTTAGCAACTTACAATCTATTTGCAGGTTATCAAGAACTTGTAGGACGTATGTTTGGTAGTTTTATTGAATTTAAATGGAATACTACTACACACAAACTTACTATACTACAAAGACCAAGAGCAGAAGAAGAAGTTCTGTTATATTGTTACAACTATAGACCAGACAGCGAATTGTTTAAAGACTATCTTGCAAAGCAGTGGATCAAAGATTATACACTTGCGAAATGTAAGTATATGCTTGGTGAAGCAAGAAGCAAGTTTGCCACTATTGCAGGTCCACAGGGTGGATCAACACTTAACGGTGATGCATTGAAAAATGAAGCAGTAGCAGAAATGGATAAACTTGAAGAAGATCTTAAAACACAGGTTGCAGGCGGTGTTGGCTATGGTTTCACAATTGGCTAAAAAGTACTTGACTTTTCAATAAATCTATATTAATATAGTAATTAATAACACGAACGTAAGGAATCTCAATGAAGAACATTATTGGCTTATCAATATTAGCAATGATTCTTGTGGGGTGTTCAGGACATCTTGGACCAGATCCGCAAGTTAAGTTTGGCAAAAAATGTGCTGTAAAAGAGAATGGATCAATTGTATATTCATACATTTGGTTGCACAGCAAAGATGTTGAACTTGAAGCAAATAAAGAGACTTGTGAACTAATCAAAAAAACAGGCAAGTAAAATGATAATTGGAATCTGTGGTTTAATTGGTAGTGGTAAAGATACTGTTGCACAATATCTAATAAACAACCATAACTTTGAAAAGATCAGTTTTGCTGATAAACTAAAAGATGCTGTATCCACAATGTTTGATTGGGATCGTGATTTGCTTGATGGTAAAACTGACGAATCAAGAGAATGGCGTGAGCAAGTAGACCCATATTGGACCGCAGAAACCGGTGAAGAAATCACACCAAGACTTGTATTACAAAAGTTCGGTACAGAATGTATGCGTCAAGGCTTTTATGACGGTATATGGGTAAGTCTTACGAAACAACATATTCTTAAAAATCCTAAAAAGCATTTTGTTATTCCTGATGTTAGATTCCCTAATGAAGCAAAAATGCTTTATGAAATTGGTGGCGAAGTTTGGCGTGTGAAACGTGGAGAAGATCCACTTTGGTTTAGAATATATCAAGATGTTGGTGTAGAACCAAAAGATGTGCATTCAAGTGAGTGGGCATGGGCACATACTAAATTTACAAATGTTGTTGAAAATAATGGAACACTTGATCAACTTAAAAATCAGGTTCAAGATCACCTTGTTTCCAGCGGACGCCTGCTCTCTGCATAGATATCTGACAATTAGCACAAACAGTTTTTAAGTTATTCATTCTACAGTTGTTTAGATCACCATCTATATGATATACTCGTAACTGCTCTTTAACTTCTGCTTTGAAATTACACTTTTCACAGTGCTTCTTTTGACGATAACCAGCCAAGTACCATTTTGGTTTACCTTTGCCACTACCAGAGTACCTTATGCAAGTGTCACACCTTGTCCTATAAAAGGTTTTATTACCTTTTTTGTAATTAACTGCAACAGGTCTCTTACCGCACTCGCATAAAGGTCTCATATTGTATTTACCTGCCCTTTTTATGCCCTTTTGTTTGTGTGATTTTGGCTAAATTATGTGAGAGTTGTATAAATACATATAATAAAGTTCAACAGGAGAACACAAGATGGCAAATTTAGTATCACCAGGTGTATCGGTTAGCGTAATAGACGAATCGTTCTATACCCCCGCTGAACCAGGTACTACCCCAATGGTTTTTGTTGCTACTGCACAAGATAAAGCAAACGCAAGTGGCACAGGAACAGCAAGAGGAACTACAAAGGCAAATG